CAGTTTTAGGTGAGAATTTTATTTCTTATTTAACAACAATGAAAAGTATAAATAATAAAAAACTTAAAATACTTCAAAGTCTAATTACTCAAGTTACACAAAATTCTGCTGCTTTATCAGTTTTAAGCTTTGGTGCTACTTCTGGTATTATGGCACAACAAATGATACAAAATGTTGAAAATCTTAGAAATATATTGAATGAATTATATAATGAAGTATTAAATGATATAAATCATTTAGACATTGCAATAGTACCCGGATCAAAATCAATTTTAAGTAAAAATGTTTTTATAACATAGGTAAAAAATGGCAAACGAATCAAAATTTATTAACATACAAAGAGACCCGTGTGATTTGGTTAAGCCCGAAGAAAAACCAATTGATAGGGTTTGTCCAACTTGTATACCTGATCCGAATAACATTCCGCCTGACTGGTGGAAACAAAAAGAACCTTGGCTGAATCAAAATACATGCGAATATTCTGTTGCTGTTTACATAAACCAAGATGGAAATAGTTATCGTTTGTCGGACTTAAAAACAATTTTAGACCCGCAGCCAGAAAATCAGGTTATTTTATCAAAGAGTGGAATCCCAACACCAACACCTACTTCTGGTGCAGCAGAGAAAGCCCGTTTAGAAGAACAATTTTCAAATGAGGAATTGTTTGATAAAATTAAAAGAAGTTATGTAAAAACTGGAATTAGACATATTCTTCGTCATTTTGATAAAACTATAGAAAAAAAATATATTTGTGCAAACAATGATTGTTCTGTTTTTTCTACTTCTGATGCAAGAAAATATGTTCGCCAAAGAAAACATTATGCATCTATAGATTCAGATATATCTTTTGATGAGTGGGTTTCTGCCGAAGATAGCGAAACAGTCTCGCTTCCTTTTATAGATAATTTAAATGCACTTGAATTGTTTGCTTCTGCGACCGAATATTATTTTTATGGACTAGCAAATGGAGTAATGGCTGTTCTTGTAACCGTACCTGCTTATATTTTAGATCAAGTACCAAATGAGCCAATTGCGGCCACTGTTGATACAAATGTAGCAAGTATAAAATTTAAAGTATCTGAGTTTAAAACATGGATTGAAAAAATGGAAGAGATTTTTTCATTATTTTCTAAATTTCAATCTAGTTTTCATCATACTACTAATGGCAGACTATATCACACTGTAGAGGATAAAGAAGCACCTTTTTATGCATCCTTTATGAAAGGTAGATTTAAAAGTTTTGAAAGATCTTTATCTCGACTTATAGAAAAAAAAGGCTATAATTATTATAATGCTTGGGAACTCCCTTTTTCCGATAACTCACAAAAAGTTTTAGAAATAGAAATAATTTTTGATAAAAACTCCCCCGCAACAGAAACAGAACAACCCGTCGCAGAGGATTCATCTGGTACGTCTTTGGAAGCAACAAAAGTATCTATTAGCAATGATAAAATCTCCGATAGTAAAAAAGAAAAAAGTGTTACAAATAATAAACCTTATAAATTAATAGATGTTATAAAAATAAAACCAGCTAATTGTGATTGGATAGAACTAAAGCTCCCACCGCAGCCAGAACAAGGTGATATACCAACAGATACATTAAGATCTATTGCATTTTTTGACCAAACATTAATGACTTATATAGCAAATTATAGCACAATAAAAGACACTATAGATGCACGAAAAACTCCGCCTTGGCTTGATTTCCTTGTAGAGAATACTTTCCCGCCCTTGAGTGTTGATTATGGAAATTCAACCGAACTACAATCAGATAGACAAAATGGGTGTCTTCTGGATAAATTTGAACAGCTTGATGATTTCATATTAAATGAGACTATGGGATTTTTTGAAAGCTTTGCATATCAATTTAATAAAAATAATTGTCGTTTGTTAGAAAATAAAAACAAAGGAAAACCAACCGTTTTTGATGGATCAAAAGAAGGTCAAAAATTATACGATAAAGCAGTTAAAAGTCAAAAACAACGTCAACTAAAGAAAAAAGAAGAACTTGAGGCTCCTGTAGTAAAGGATGCTAAAAAAACAGAAGCTGTTGATGATGGTATGTTAAAAGACTTAATGAATAAATTAAGCCCGTGTAATTGGAAAAAAATAACCCTTAAAGGAATACAGTGTTTGATGGGTGGCTTAACCTTGGAAGATGGGTTAAAAGAAATTATTAAAGGAACAATTGGAACTCTCACAACTGAAGGCATGGAGATGCTTTTGGCGGGTCTCCCGGCTGATAAACAAGAAGCGGTAAGAAGCACAATACAAAAAGAATTTAAAGATCTTCCGGCCCCTTGGGAAGCAGGTTATGAACCCGGCGATGTCGAATCCGCATATGACAGAGAAGCATTAAATAGTATAAATCAGTCGGAAGCCAAATATACAACTGTTACAGATATTGAAAAAGAAATTTCTAACATAGAAACTAAAATAAGCGATATAGAAAAAGAAACATATTCAAAATATTATAATGACATGCAAAAATTATATAACAAGGCTAGAGATGCTGTGGACCAAGTTGAACTAAATCATAATATTGCATTAGATGCACTATATACAGCATCTAGTGCTCATGGTGCCGCCGAACGAACATTAGCACAAGCAGAAGTTTTGTTAGAACAGGCATTATTAAACCCGCAAAATCAAGTTGCTATACAATATCGACAAGAAGAAGTTGCCGATGCAACTTCTGAATTTACCGCTACAGAAAAAGATGAAGAAAATGCTGCCGCAAATGTTGTTAATTTAGAATCCAAATTAAGACAAGCCCAAAGAAATAAAGATGATATTTCACTGATGACTCAATCGGAATATAATAGTGCGATTGTAAGTGAGAAAAATAGACTTGTTACAGAATTAGAAAAATTGAGAGAAAAATTAACAAAAGCTGAAGAGGAAGCAAACAAAGAAAGTATACGAAGTCCAAATTCGGTTGGTTTTTCTGATAAAACAGAAGAAGAGCAACAAGAAATCATAGATCAAGAAAAACAAAAAGTTGAATATGCCTCCCTACAGGAAGGAGATAAATATAAACAAGGAACATACGGTAGAGCCGTAGGTAATGTTCAAAAAGAATTAATGAAAGCTTATGGTGAAGCAATCATAGAAAATGCCTCAGTACAAGAAATAATGACTGGAATCGATAGTTTGCCCGGTGCCGACATCATGGGGCAGTTTTTTAGCTCTTTTAAATGTCCAAATTATTCTTTTGCTTATCCACCTATAGATGAATTCTTAGGAACATTTACTGTTGGTGCTTGCGGAAAAGGAAAAACAAGACCATTCTCCGTCCCAGAATTAAAAAAACTGCCATCTGGTTGGGATATATGGGAAAGCCTTCAAGATGCTTTCTTATACGCCCTCAAAAAAACAATGGGCCAAGTCGTTTCTGCTTTGATTCTTAAAACAATACAATTGGGTGAATCCGCTCTTTGTAAAAGTCTTGCTCTTGCTGGCCAAGGGGTATCAGACGCTTATGAAGCCACACAAAATGATGGCCGCTTCCCTCGCTCATTGAATGATATTCTTAATGATGTTATATGTACTGATCAGCTTGATGACAACGAAGAGAAAATAGATGATCTATTTTCTTTAAGTGGTGCTCCACAAAGAGGATCAACTACACCAAAACAAGTTCTTGAAACCTTATCAACATTAGGTTCAGAACAGGATTATTTAAATGCTATGACCGCTGGCGAAGGCCAACAAGATAGAACATTTCTTGAAAATGCATCAAGAACAATAGGAATTATTCATCCCGACTATGATTCATTAGCATCACCAGATGGTCTTGGTAATATGTTAAGAGCCGCTGGAAATTTTTTAACAGAAGAACAAAGACAAAGAGCCAGAGAGCTTGCACAAAATTCACAACAATTTTTTCCATTAGATGATAGTATATGTTTAACAAATGAACAGGCACAAAGATATTATGATGAATTGACAAGAGTCTATGCTGAACAAATTGGAGACTCTTCTATTGCGGAAGAGTTTGTAAATAATCAAAAAAATAAATCTAAATCTGATTTATCAAAATTGGCTGAATCTTTGGCGAAAGGCCCAGAAGGTCTTTTAAAAGATGCATTAGATGATTTATTTGGCGAACCAGATCCTGATTGTGAATTGGACAAATCTTTATTGAAAACACCAGAAGAAATTAAAGAATTAAAAAGCGAATTAACATCGGGTGTCTTTGCTCGACTTCAAAAAGCTTTCCTTGATGACACTATTGATGAAAATTTAGGTGAAAACTTTTTTGGATTGGATGTTCCCGGTGCTTTATTAACAATTACAGCAGACTCGGTTGGTTATAATTATGCTCAACATTACCGATTAAGAAATGAATGGCTTTTTATATTTTTATCATGGCTCGGACTTTTCGACGCAGAAGCACCATTCCCAGATACTATTGGCGGTCATTTGAGAGAGATGCTCCTTCAAACCAACCCAGAAATTGGATATGATGGGAGAATTTCTTTTGAATATAACAACGGACTAACAGAAGACAATAAGTGGGATTCAATAATTACTATAAATGAAATATTACCATCACCTGTTATTCCCAATCAACATAGGTATAATTTTGATTATGAAATAGAGATTGGCAAAAATAATCAAAAAAGAAAAAAGAAAATAATTGTCGAAAATCACATTTCAGAAGAAGAAAGGTTATTTTTAGCCCCATACCAACCTAGTGATGCCACCCCGTTGGTATATAATAATTTGTCATCTGAAATGTTTGATAATTATAGGAATAATATTTTAAAAAATATATTACAAGAAAAAATTTCTTTTTTTGCAGGGACGAATGATTTAGAAATAAAAAAAATAGCTGATATTGGTATTAAAATAAATAATTTTTTATTTGGTGAATTTAAAAATTCTCTTCTAAAATCAGAAGACGGCGGAATTTCAAATGGTTTTAGACATGGAGGAGCAGCAAACCAACCAATAACAGTGGATGATTTAACATATGTTGATCCGGTTCCGGGTGCTACTTCTTACACTTATGACGAAGAAGATGCCGTGTTGGGTAAAAGTTTGACAGATAATCCTAGAGTTAAATTTTTAGATCCTTTGAAACATGGGGGTTCTTTTGATCAACCAAATATTCATATATCACCAGATACACCAGATGGGTGGTTAACTTTTTGTAAGGTCTTGAATCCAACTTTCGGCGGCTGTGGAGATTCAGAATCAAGTACTAATTTTCTAGGATTAGATGCGTTGGGTAAAGAATTATCAGATAAAGAAGATAAGATAAAGTCTAAGCCCGAATTATCACAGTCCCCCGAATGTGTTAACGAAATTCCATTTGACAAAATAGCATCATCTGCCACCTTGGCCATGTTGGAACAAACAATTATTGCCACAATTCGCCTACATTTAACTGAATTTATGATAAATTCGTTTGGTATTCACGGAAATTTGGCTTTCAACAACAATAACTATGATGAATTATTATATGAATATGTATCAGACAAAATACAAAATAGTTTAAGTGAGCAATATTATTGGCTTGCTTCAACATATGAAGGATATACATATTGGCTTTTGTTTCTTGAACAATGTGCTCAAGTTTTTAATAGAAGAATAAAGGATGCAAAATTTGAACCCAATCAAGAAGAACAAACGGCCATGGGCAAAATTAATAATGCTCAGATAAAATATACAAAACCGGTAAGAAAAAGTTCTTTACAAAAAAATGATTTAGTTATTAATAAAAATAATCAACCAGAAACAATAGAACAATTTTTAGAAATTGCTAGCAAACAATTTGGAATTGAATATGCTTATACAGCAGTTGGTGGATATTTGATATGGCATAATACTAAAAAATGGCAAAAAACATTCTCAGGTGATCTTTTTGGAGATGCAGATGAATCAACTATTATGAGAAAAGATGGTTTCTTTTTTTGGACACAAAATCAAATGAATTTTGCAGCAAAAATAGCAACAATAGCTGAAAATGAAGAAAATTGTAAAGTATTTTTAAAGAGATTAATAAGAGAACAAGTGGATTATTATTCAAATAAATTAAGTAGAGAATTGACCCCAAGACCATTAATTTATGATATTAATAAATTTTTTATAGGTGGCTCTAACACATTATATGGTAATGGAATCAGAGCAGGTATTTATGATGTTGAGGTCCCTATTGGCGGTGATGCCACTACAGAACAAACTTCTGGTGAAATATATGGAAATATAATAAATTGTTCCAAAGATAACCTTAAACATCCTCTGATTTCAGAAGCCAACATCGATTCTTCTGCGATCGAAAAAATAAAACTAGATGGTGGATTTTATTTAGAAAAATATTTGAGAATTATTCCCAAAATCCCTAAACAAGAAAAAGATGAAGATTCCAAAGTTGGGTTTACACCGGAAGAATTAGAAGCTAAAGCAAAAGATAATGCCCCTGATAATTTACCAGATGGGGTTCAAAATATTGATGATTTTGTTGATTATTTAAAAACACAAAATATACCGGATCATATTAATGTATCAGATTGGTTTGGAAATGCTATAATAAATAACAGTAAAGGAGAAAACGCAGAACCGTATGCTGGGTCTATTGGTATTAAAATGGGGGTTAGATTGTGTTATATATTAAATAAAGATATTTCCTCTTCAATAAATGTTTTTGACAATACGATCGCCAACAAACAGTCTATTCTTGAGAGAACATTCGCTCTTGATGGGATCCCTAACACATATACTATACCGCTAGCATCCTTTGAAAAAGATATTCTTGATGTTAAATTAGCAACCTTTAAAGAGGCAAATAAAAATTTTAATCAAGATATTAAATGTTTTGTTGATGGACTTACTGAGACTTCTGAATTTAAAGTAATTTTTAATAAAATTTTTAATATTAAAAAAATAGGATCATATTTGGCCTGTTATTGTGAAAACAATTTTTTCCCTTCTTTGGGGCTCGGTGCCAATGAAAGAAGAGATAAAGATCTTGGTTCTTTATTAAGTTTATTTGGTCTTGATAATTCCGATATACCCCAACTGGAAAATCGTACTAAACTTTTTAATGATTCAAAAGAAGAATGTAGAAAAATATTTGTTTCTAATTATAAGAGAAATGATTTTAATCCACCAAGTGAAGAGTCGGACACTAACGAATCGGACTTGCAAGGTAGAAAATTACTTTCAAAGTCATTCAATGCAATTACATATGATCCAACCGTTGGTTGGATGACAAAAGCAAGAGTTAAAAATGATAATCCTACGGATAAAGATGGTAATCCGTGTCAAAATCAATTTGGCGGATTATTTAATATTAAGAAGTAGAGGAATATATAAATGCCAAAAGAAACACCGGGAGTAATTTTTCCTTTAGAAATAACTGAAGAAAATGCTGGTTACAAGTTAGCCGACCTCAAACAAACAGTTAAGTTTAATTTAAAAAATATTATACTTACAAACCCCGGCGAAAGAATTTTAATTCCTGATTTTGGAGTTGGAATTTTATCTGCTTTATTTGAAAGAAGTTCATTTGAATTAATAAATGTTTTAAGAGAAAGAATCGTCAATCAGATTGGTGTATATGCTTCTTATCTAACAATTTTAGATTTATTAATAACACCAATTGATGATGTTAGTCTCAACATTAAATTAAAATATAAAATAGATTTTGCACAAATTACTGATTTCATTGAAATAGATATATCAAATATTTAACTAGAAATCTATTTATTGTGATTTATGGAGTTTCCTATTAATGCCAAAAAGTAAAAATATTAATATAAATTATACCAGTAGAGAATTTGCATCAATAAAAGAAGATTTGGTCAATTATGCTAAAAGATATTATCCTGATTCTTATAAGGATTTCACAAATGCTTCTTTTGGTTCGCTTATATTAGATAGTGTAGCATACATTGGAGATGTATTATCATATTATATTGACTATAGCGTAAACGAGAGTTTTTTAGATACTGCAATAGAATATGATAATGTTAGAAAACATGCACGCGCTCTGGGTTATAATTATTCTGGCACACCGGCATCTTATGGCACAATTACAGCGTATATCCTATGTCCTTCAAACGCCGAAGGTACTGCCCCCGATACT